ATGACTGAGTGGTAGCCTTTGGTTGCCGTTTTGCTCGTTGAGACAAGCTCGATGGGAAGCTCTGGCGCCTTAAAAGTCACGATTGAACCGTCAGACTGCGCGAATAGTCCAGCGTCCGCTGGGCTAGTTGGCAACGCTGTGCTCATTGCCGTTTGATTGACAAAGGCCGTACTAGCCGCCAGTGTGCTGTTGTCGCCCAGTGTCTGCGTTGGCACTGTGATAGTAGCGCCTGTGAAGTTATGCGCACCAGTCCACGATTGTCCGGTTATCGCGCCCTTGGCGTTGATCTGCGTTTGGATTGCAGACGTGACGCCGACCGAATAGTTAAGCTCTGCGGTAGTAGCGGTTACAGCGCCAGACAAGCCAGTAAACTTGGCGGCAAATTCACCCTGCACGTAAGCAGTGGTTGCGGCCAATGTGGTCGAATCGCCTACGCTAGGTGTGGCGGCTGTCAGTGTTGCGGCTGTGAAATTGTGGGTGCCGGTGTACGTTTCGCCAGCTTTTAATGCTCTGGCATTCAACTGTGTTTGAATTGCGCTTGTGACGCCTGCAACGTAGTTAAGCTCTGTGTGTGTTGCAGTTACCGCGCCCGTTAAGGCGGGGAAAGTCGTTTTTACAACTAGCTTTGTCAGACGTATATGGTTGTCCCCCTCTGAAATAAAATCAGAGGCTAAAGGCCAGTCTGTGTTAAGACTTGGCGGATAGAGTGCGGTTTCTACTGACATTTAAAACCTCGTGCTTTTAATTTTCCCAGAGGAAATCAGCTTGTTAGTTTGAGCTTTAAGGTCTGCAAACGCTCGTGATGCAAGCCCGTCCATCCTTGCTGCGGTTTGGTCATCGTATGTGACGTGCGCTGCAACCTCACGTTTTGCGTGGCATCTGATAAGTTCCTCTGCCTCAGTTGTCCATGAATTTGTGTCGGTAGGATTTACAAGTTCTGGCAATTTGTATTGGCCAGAAATTGTTATTAAATAGGCATCGTTTGGCGTTGGGTACAGACGCAATTGCCCACCATACCAAGCCCAAAGCCTAGGGTATCCAGCCAGTGGCGTGGTGCCCGCGTCTGTGGCGTCCATTTCGTTATAGCTTATTTTGTCTAGCTGATAAATTCGCGCGTTTGCCGTAACCGTGATTGAATCTATTTCAAGAATATCACTTGGCAATGTGCCTGGACTTGCAGTGCTAGTGCCATAGTATTTTTCGCCTGCGATGGTAGTTATTGCCCATCGCTTCTCATTGAAGTAAAAGCGCTCAGAGGCGTAGTAATCAATTGCAGACTGAATTGCAGCAGCAATATCAGTCGCAATATCATCTCGATGCAACTCCCGCGCTATCCTAGCTTGCAGGTCGCTCAGTGTTCCCATTTTTTGCTGGCCTTCCTCGCTTCTTCGGTTGCTGCTCTGGCACTGGTGGCGCAAATAAATGCACCGGTGCGGCAGGCTGGTTTATAGCCTGCTCTGCCGCCCTTTGAGCGTAGATTGCTCTACGCCGACAAGGTTGGTTACTTGTCATTGTCTACAACAAAACCGATAACTACGGTACCAACACCGGCTGTTGCTGCCGTACCTGATTGTGCAAACGTCACATACAAGTCTTGGTCTGTCGCAAATGACAGGTTAGCGATTGTTGGCGAACGTGCACCAGCCGTGGCTGCGTCAGAAAACAATTGAGTTCCCGCCGCCGCTGTACCAACCTGCAAAGCGTTTGATGTACCAGCGTTGAAGGCGGTAGTTACCCGAACGTTTTGGCTGACAATCATTGCTCCAGCGGGCAATGTGCCAAACACAACACCAGAGCCAATGCCTGCATCGTTAAAATTGACCGTCTTGCGGATGTAGTGCACTTGCTGCGTATGAAATTGACGCGCATTATTCAATGACATGATTTCTCCTTTAAAAGACCCCGAAGGGTCATTGTATTAGTGGGCTACAGCGTAAGAGGACACAACAAAGGTGCCAAAGTCTTCACTGTTGAATTGCGTCTTTTTCAAGCCAGCAATCATGCCAGCAGATACGCCCAACTGGTTTTGATAGTCGAACAGTTCTTCCGTCCAAGACATCTCGCCAGACTGTTCTTTTTGGCCATAGGCCATAACAGCAGCCTGAGCACCACAGAATACAGCGCGACGCACTGTGGAGATTGCAGCGCCGGTTGAGCTGTTAACACCAGTAGGAACGCGTGATGCTTGATGAAGGATGACGTTGTTGTACTCACCCAAAGCGCCAGTGTAGATTGGGTTGTTATCAACTTTCCCACCGGCCATTGCAGCCTTCTGGATGTCCAGCCATTGACCTGAGTTTGTCGACGTGCGGATGTCATAAACTTGGTACGGGTGCAGGAACATCACAAACTTGTCCTCGCCGTTAACCTTGATTGGGCGGATCGTAGGGCTGACCGTCATGGCGCGTTCCACGCACTTGTCAATCATGCTTAACGTCATCACGTTGCCAGAGCCCAAGGCTTGGTCGTTTGCGCCAGTCACAGCGAGATAGCGGTTTGTGGATGGAGCAATTGCAGCTTGCATGCCGGTGTAGCGCACATCAGATACAGCGGTATTGCCAGCCAACTGGTTGAAAAACCACGTATCCATACGGTTTGCCCACCAGTCTTCAAGACCGGCTTTGGCTTCGTCGCGCACTGAAAACGGTACGCGTTGCTCGCTCATCTTGCCGCCGCTGCGCACGGCATGACGCAACTGGTCGATAAATACGTTGTCGCTGTAAGTGGCTAATGCCTCTTCGTTACCCTCTAAAGTGCCGTCGCCTGATACGCCATCGCCAGCAAGCTGCATACGCAAGCCAACTGTGATGCGGTCGCCAGGGCCTTTAGATACTTCGTCACGGATTTGAACCAGAGAAGAAGCGGATTTGCCAAGAAATTTGGCGTAGTAGGTTTTTTTGAGCGCGTCAACAAAGAGCTTTTTGCCCCATGCTTTAACGGCTAATGGATGGTTTACACCATACTGAGTGGTTGACATGTGAATAACTCCGATAAAAAAGGATTGAAAAACTTGCGCTTTCGCTGCGCTGCGTTTCAGTCCGCTGTTTATCGTGATGCGGTCACAGGCAACCACTCCGGGGGTTGTGTCCGAATGCGACAGTTAATGCTGCCGCGCCATTTTTGCTCAACCGCCCATCAGTTTGCGCCACGCCTTGTCATCGCTAACAAGCTGCGCAAATTCCTCCGATGGAAGGTTTGCCAAAGACTCTAGCGATAGGTTTGTGGAAACCTTACCGCCGTTGCCTAGTGATTTTGCCGCAGAAACGCCACGTTGTACAGTTTGCATTTTTTGCTGGCTTGTCACCTGTTGCGGATTATAACCACGCGCTCTAGCCAAAGCATAGACTTTTTCAGGGATGCTTTCGCCTTGCTGTCGCAATTGCCACGCCATAGAGCCAAAGTTTTGAGTGATTACCTCGACTGCGGTGTTTTCATCGTAGCCAATAGCCACCAACGCGTTGATCTCTGCTGTTTTTAAATGCTCAAGCGCCTGGTGATAATCCGGGGCTTTGGCTGCATATTCCGCCTCTTGTCGTGCAACCTCTCTTTTTAAGTCGTTTATTGCCGCCTGTCTCGCGGCTTCTTGCTGCTGACTTATTGCAATTTGCGCTAGCTCTTGCTGTCTTGCCTCTGTTTGCTGTAAGCGGGCATGCAAGTTTGTCGCCGGGTCTTGCTCAAATTCAGGTATCTGTGGCTGCGTCTGCGCAGCGCGTTGTTGAACAAACGCTGCAAGCTGCCGCAATCGCTCATTCCCAACCCTTGTTTGCTCCTCAAGCTGTTGCAGCTTTTGGCGCATTTCTTTAGCCTTTGCCCGCTCTTCGTGCAGCGCTGCTAATGGAACCGTCTTAGTCTGCTTTGGCTGCTCTGCTTCTTGCTCAGCATCTTGATTGGCATTTTCTTCTACCGCCTGTGGCGCAGGCTCTTGCTGGTCATCAGCAGGTGTTTGCGATTCTTCACCGCCATTTTCAAAGTATGCCTGTTCGCTGGCATCAAGCGACCCGATTACTTCATCGTTCATGTTTTCACCCTAAAAACTCAGCGATTACCGTCCGCCGATTCGACGTTATTGCCAAGACGGGGCGGCAATGCCCAATCTAGCCTGCAATTTCTTTAGCTCTGCTGAGAGCGCTTCGTTTTGCGCCTTCATCTCTTTAAGCTGTGCGTCTGCATTTATGTTTCTTGCCTCTCCAGCAAAGCCAGCCACCGTTGTTTGCGCCTGCGCCTCTTTCAAAGCAGCGGCGGCGTTTTTCTCGCGTATGTCAGCAGCCGCCCCAGCTTGCTGTATTTGCGCTTGCATTTGTTGCGCCTGCGCTTGTGCAGGGTTGTTTTGACGCTCAACGATTTGCGCGCGCCATTTCTCAGTAAGACGCGACGGTAGCGGCATGTAATCGACAATTTCTGGCGGCATTGGCACGCCAGCGTTTGTAAGCACGGGTAGCATTTGCATCATCATGCCAAAAACGCGCTCTTTGACGTTGTGGCTTGTCGGTGCTTCGTCCACAATCACATCGTATTGCATTGTGTCATTCTGGCGCAATAGTGGGATGTATCGCTCAGAACCATCTTGGCCGGTGATGCGTATTAAGCGGCCATCGCTCAAATAATTCTGGATGAAGTCTGCAAGCAACCGCCCTTGGTTCTTTCTGTAGCGGCGCATTGAATCGAACATCACAGCCAAAATTGTTAGGCCAGATTGTTTGCGCTGCGCCTCAAGGTAGCCAGCCTGTTGCCGGTTGGCCATGCCAAGCTGCTCAAGGTTTACACCGCTCGAATCACGAATTGATGAGATTGAAAACTCCATCATGCGCTCAGGTCCGACTGGTACCGGCGCTTGCGGTTTTGGCTGAACCTTTCCTTGTGACAAAGCCCCATCGCTAAACACTGTGATCGAATCGGCTTGTGCCCAAGCATCCTCTAGCTTACGGATATTGTCAACGGCACCATCCTCAATCATCAAGCCGCCCTTAGCGTTTCCGTTGATGATGTGCAGGATTTGACTAAAGAATTTGTTTGCCCATCGTTGTGGGTCTGTCATTGATCTGACAAGGCCGTACCACACATTTTTATTGCGGTCACGCTTGCCGGTCAAAGCGTTAAAAGTAAAGTCCTTTTGGCTTGGGGCTAACCCCTTTTCAAGTACAGTGCCACCACACACAAAGGCTTGCTTGTAGACCTTTCGCTGTAGTTTTGCCGACTCAAGGTTGATACCCTTTGCCTTTAACATGGTCTCTAAACGCTCAAAGGCTTCGTGATCTAGCTCTGTGATTTGACCTGTAAATGGGTCAAGCACACGATGATACGTTTCGAGTGTGTACCACTGGTGACAGGTTACAAGGTACTTTCCAGAAGTCGGGTCGTATCCAGTTGCATCGTTCTTGTAGAGCCATGCGTTTGTGGCATCGTGTGGTGTTGATGTTTCTGGCGCTCCACCAACACCAGCGATGTTGTCAATCTCTTTATCAGGCCATCGCGCCTCTATCTCGCACTCTTCCAGCCATTCTTCGCGCTGCACCCAACGCTTATCAACTAGATTGCGCTTTTTTGCCGCCGGGTCGTAACGCATGCTCAATGGGTCGATGCGGTCAATAATGACCATGCCGTCAGGGTCGTCCGTATAATCTAGGCGCGTTTCCGTCCACCCAAGTCCACAAACAACCAAGTCAAAAAACGCATCCGATTCTTCGTCTTCTGCGTCGCAGTTATCGCGTACCCACTTTGCAGCACCCGTCAATAGCTCGTTAACGCCAGCATCACCAACCTGACGCGGCAAGTACTGCACTTGCTGGCGGTTGTTGATCTCTGTGCCAGAAACGCTATCAACTACAGGGCCGATGCGGTTAAACACGACGGCTGGCCGGTTCATCTCTTCCAAAACGGCTTTATCCTCGTCACTCCATTGATGACCTGCCACCATGTCATAGCAGCCTCTTGCCTCAGTCATCCACTCGGCCAAGTGCTTTTCAGAAGCCTTACGGCTGTCTTTGACTAGACAAAGAACATCATCGTCTGATTCCTCAATCTCTGATGCTGATACGGCTAAATCAACCGCATCATCATCGCTGGATTTGTATTCTTTGTCAGAATCGTAGCTTTCGTTTTCGGTCATCATGTAGCCCAAGTTGTTCGGCGCGGTCTGCTAGAGTAGGCGCGTTTATACTGATCTTGCTCTTCTGGCTGCTTAGGCCAAATCAGAGGCATATCAGGCTCTGCAATCCGCGCCAATGCGTCTAGCATGTCATCATGAAGCGGTACGGGGAAGGATGCGTACTCCTGCTCGACAAAATCACCAACAAGCTCACGCACCTGACCCTCGTAATCTGTTTTATGCAGACTTTGCGGCAAGTATATGCGACCTTGCTCAAAAAGTGGAATCAACCGCCTGATTCGGTCATTCTTGGGCGCTTGCCCGGCCACTTCGACGATTTCAAAGCGGTAATTTTGCGAGGCTTGAAGCGTTTTTATATGCTGGATGTCCGCCATCATGCCGTATCGCTCGTATCGTACAGACTTAGGTTTCCACTTCCTATGTAGCTGCATTACCTTTTCCGCCCGCTCTGTTAGATTCAAGCGGTCGCGCACCATATCCAGAACGTAATAGTTATCGTCTTGCCCAAGTCCGACAACCCACATTGATGTGTAATCACTCGTCTTGCGCTTGTCATTCGCCGCGTCCACCAGCAAATAACGATTCGTGCCAGAAGCCGCGGATTCCGGCGACTGCTCATAAAATCGGAGCCATTCTCTCTTAAAACCTTGTGTGCTATCTGCGGTTGGGTTCTGGAGCATTTGAGCGCTGA